CGTTACTCTACCAACATGACCATAAGCCCAACGAAATGAATATTCAGTTCTGATCTGTAGTTGGGTTTTCATTCTTATACCTATCCATTATTGCTGCGGTTTCTTTTAGTTGTTTTATATAGACTTCTCTACGTTGTTCTCTAGCCTTATCATGATTGAGCCCATTCTTTTTCCACCATTCTTCTAGCGTTTCATTTCCTTTCAATAAATGATGTGTCATGGCGCTACTTCCCCTCTCCATAATACTTCATATTCTCCTGGCGTCATTGTATGAACTGGTGTTTTTTCTATACTAACATGCCAACTAATTGTAGCTTCATTCCATTCCCACGATACCAATATGCCTTGCGTATCAGATTGAATCCATACTATAGTATGTCGTTCTTGTATATCTGTATTAACCATCATAGCGCTGGTCCTTTCATCCAATCCTTACGTATCATTTCTTTATAGACACGCAATAACGCCTGAGTATCAGCTTCTGCCGAATGAGCAGCATCAAACCGCATACCAAATAATTCTTCGTGTAAATCTCCAAGTGACATGCGATGTCCTTTCAGCTTTTGTATTTCCTCAACTGTACACACGTTGTTTATTGGCCAAGGGAAATGAAACTGTTTATTGATGCGTTGTAGTTCATATATCATTAGTCTTTTGTCGAATTGAAGATTATGTCCGATCATATATACACTGCCGGTGAAGAACCGGGCCAATTGCTTATACTGACCAGCAAATGGTTTCTCAGCCGATACTTTATCATCATTGATACCATGTATTTTAATTACCTCATCGGGTATTTTTATTGGTGGTTTTATCAACGTATGGAATATTGATATTGTCTCCAAATCTTTATTCGTTTTGATACAGTATATTTCTACAATGTATGGCTGATGTTGTAGTTCAGCAGCTTCTGGCGCCAGGAGCGATGTCGTTTCTGTATCGAGAAAAATGATAGTCATCAGTCACCACCTTTTATCATTTGTGTTAATACGATCAAGTTCCGTTCCACCACACCTATGATCAAGTTGATACCAATATTGAGTTTCCATTCAAAACTATCCGCCAACCAATATTGTTTTTCGAACAATTTCTTCCAAGTGGTTTCCGTAAACCATGACTTATGGTATATATCCTCCCAGGCTAGACTAGACTTGTAGAAAGCCACACTTATGTTAAGTGTTCCTCCTGGCGCTAATACGCGCTGACACTCACCAATAAAATTAGGGACGTTGCTAATATGATCAAGCATACCGAAACAATATATCACACCTACACTTTCATCGTCGTAAGGTATATCATCAGTATTAGCATTCCAATCAGGCAAGTCAAGCTCAATAGTATTTTGGATACGCTTAAAGCCTGGTCCTATGTTCAATTTGAGCAACTCCTGGCGGCCAGGAGAATACTCTGGTATGGTTCTAAGCATAGCAGTATAGAACAAACTTGATAGATCATTAGGTTCATTTAACGTCATTGATATACTCCTGGTCCAGTTCCATTAGTATTGCGGAATATACTGCTAGATCATGTAGACTATCACAATGACCAGTTTGCCAATTAAAACTATATCTAATGATTTTGTTAATGATTTGCATGAGAATAGCAAATCTGTTATAATCCTCAATTGTTTTGATTTCCAATCCATCTTTGAATAGTTGTTTAAATATTACGCCTGCTACCTTATAGTTGTCGCCATATATCGCATTGCGTTCACGATAGGTAGACAGCATTTGTTCTATATTGTCTATTGCGTTCATTATCTGTTCCCGCCGCTGAGATCTATATTGCCTCCACTCAAGTAATCAGCTTTGCCGCTAACTAGGAAAGCCACTAGTTCGGCAATATCAGTTGATTGTAGCCAGTTAAGTCTAGGTAATCCGTGTCCCCAATATTGTTCTGCTTCATCTCTGGTTAAGTTACGGTATCGTTGTAGATCAACTATAGTTTTTTCCGTCATTGGAGTTCCTTCAGTATTACTTGGATGTATACAGAATACATTATAGTTCTTGGGTGCCAATTCGTAAGCGATACATCTAGCGAAATGAGCCAATCCAGCCTTAGCTGCACAATATGGTGCCGAACCATTAAGCACCGATCTATACGCCATAGACCCAATAAATACAATATATTTCGGCCAAGGATTGTTGATCGTATTTTGCACGAAATGTTTCGCAGCCAACATAGATACTGATAAGTTGACAAATACTGACTCTATGATTTCTTTGTCGGGTTGATTTTCAATCCAGTCTAGATGAGTATAACCATTGGCCAATACTATAGTTGATAAATGATTACCATGTTCTGCTAACGCAAATGGGCTCCAATTTTGCTTTTCAAATTCTGATACAGTCCATAGTTTCTTTCTCAATAGTTTGGCTATATTGGCACCGATATTATTTTGTTTATCGCTACCAACTACAAATGCTTCATAGGGATATTCATTGTCAGATAGATACTTGGTTTTGGTTTCTTGCAGATAATTAATTGAGATGGCTTCTTTACTCATCATCATTCTCCTCTAACGGCGGCGTTAGTTCGATTATCCAATATTCCGTTAGATTTATTTCACCATATTCTTCTGCCGCCCTTTCATCTGGAAATGTTCCATATACATCGAAACCAACTAGTGGATTGCCGGCTATTATTACATACACATTCATTACTCCTGGCGAAGTATATCCAGATATTTCATTGCTGCCCAAGCCTCAGTTTCGTTTTGTGATTTACCTGTTTCTTTCACTTCTTTGTTCAGTTGAACAGTGAAATAACGTGACAACGCAATGAACGCATCACTATGTCTAGGCATGATAAACGTTAGTGCCCAAGGCCATATTTTCAATACTTCTTCTACCATCAGCTTCAATACTTGAGCGTATTCATCTTGAACTCGTGGACTAGAGCGTTTCTTGACTAGATCAGAAAACGCCCTGAGATTCATCTTCATGCAGATATTGGTGAGAATATCAGTAGGCAATACACCACGAGCATCTTCTGGTTTCGCCCCAGCTTTTATTAGATCGCCGTAACAATCACTAATCGCTATCATTTCTGCATCGTATAATTCTTTGGCAGCTTCGTTGTTCTCAATAGATGGTCCAACGTGATAATCGAACCCAGTCATATCAACTATACGCATAGCCTGTTGGGCAAATGAAGCTGTTCTTGTCCTCACCAATTGATGAGTAAAGGCACGCGATACACCTTCAATACAAAACGTCAAGTCCACAAATTCCCATGACGACATAATTGTAGTTGACATATATTTGAGTTCTTCCATTTTCTTTTCTCTCGGCCAGGAGCGTATGTCGGCCATTCCTTTCGGACCCATATTGAGTCGAGTATTCTTGGTAAAGATGAGCAACTCTATGGCTTCTGGCGTGCAGGATATTACCGTGACTTTCATTGTGCGGTTTCCTTTCTGCGTTCATAGTTGTTTCGCTGAACAATCCATTTCGTTATCAGTCGTAAATCTTTCACCAAATCATCCAATAGTATTTGTCTCCAAGTAGCATATCTCCCCAATGAATATACATTATGATTATCAGTAGCCCACATCATAAACGATTGCCGTTTATCATCCGATACCGGAATAATCTTGCCATAATTTTGTAGCTTTAATGCTTTTGATTTGATATAAACGTTAGCGTGATACCAGTTGGGCAACAACAAGTCCATATAATATTCCACTAATTCTTGATGATCCTCTAATGGTTCTGTAGCGAACTCTAAAGTCATTTTGTTACCAGTAATACTCACTCGATACGGATGGCTATCAATATAAGGAACATACAACGTTTGGTAGACATCGACATTCGCCAACTCTATATTGATAGTCCAAATAGGTTTATATTGGAAAGGAATAGCATGAGGATACTCTAGCATAATCATTAGTTCAGGCATAGGTATTGTAGAAATAATAGGCCCATCTGCCGTATAGACCAAATCTTTCGCATCCATATTGTAAGTAATGTTTAGGTTATCGCTCAATGTAGAGATTAACCCGCCAGGAGCAATGTATCGTTTCGATGGCGCTAGATTAATAATAG